CTACAAGGCCATTGTGGATAACCGGACGGGTTCGCCGACGCTGAACACTGACGGTGCCATCAAGGGTGCCGACGTGGCGTCAATCCTGGCGGACACTAACGAGCTGCAAACAGACGATGTGCCTGGTCTCATCGCTGCACTCAACGACATCACTGTGGCTGATCTACTGGCTGGAGCGATCAGCCAGCCAGCCAACGGCGACGAGTCCTTCACCGGCCTAACGGTTGAGAAGGTGCTTGGTCTGGTTAACGCTTGGGCGAACAACAAGAAGACGCTGAACCGTAGCACTGGTGCGGGTGCTCTGCGTAACGAGGCAGACAGCGCTGACATTGTGACGTGGACCGCTAGCGATGATGGCACTACATACACTGACGGAGTGAAGAGCTAGCGAGGACTGAGCCGCTATGGCGTTTGACATCCAAACAGCTTCAGCCGCTCTGGGCTGGGCGGTGCCTGGCCCTACGCTCCCCTTCGGTGATGGGTCCTCTGGGATCTCTATCAGCGAGGGTGGCGCTGGGCTGGGTACCTACCCTCTCTCTAGCACTATCACGGTCGGTGACACGCTGGTTATCTCGTACGATGTGCGAGCTGGTCTGGCTGACACTCTGGCTCCCTCGTGGGATGTCAGGGCAACTCTGGCTGACACTCTGTCTCCGTCGTGGGGGGTTAGGGCTACGGCTTCGGACACTCAGGTAACGTCGTGGGATGTGCGAGCTGCGTTAGCTGACACTCTGGCTCCCTCGTGGGATGTCAGGGCGGCTCTGGCTGATACTCTGGCTCCCTCCTGGGATGTCAGGGCAGCTCTGGCTGATACTCTGGCTCCCTCCTGGGATGTCAGGGCGGCTCTGGCTGACACCCAGGCAACGTCGTGGGACGTGAGAGCTGGTCTGGCTGACACTCTGTCTCCGTCGTGGGACGTGAGAGCAGCTCTGGCTGACACTCTGTCTCCGTCGTGGGATGTCAGGGCAACTCTGGCTGACACTCTGGCTACCTCCTGGGGTGTCAGGACAACGCTGGCTGACACGCTGGTCCTGTTGTGGGATGTTCAGATCCCTGGAGCGGCAGGTCCGTCTGGCCCTGTCTGGGCTGTCCTCTCCTCTACGGAGAGGTATGCCACGCTAGGCGCCACCCGCCTCAGGGTGGTCCTCCCTAGCTCTATCCGATACGTGGACGTGGAGTGAATATGGCCACCATTGAAATGACGCTAGGGGACACGTCCCCAGTGCTGACGGCGACGTTCTACTCTGACGCCGCTCTGACGGTGCCTGTTGACCTCACGGGAGCCACCGTGGTCTTCTGGGCTCGTTCAGTTTCGGGGACCGTCCAGGTGGATGACGGGGCTTGTGTCATCACTGACGCTACGGGGGGCGCTGTCTCCTATTCGTGGGCTTCGGGTGACACGGACACCGTGGGGAAGTTTGTGTGTTCGTTTAAGGTCACCTTCGCTGATACAACCATCGGCCACTTCCCCAATAACGAGGACATTGCCCTGTATGTTCAAAGGGCGAAGGCGTAGCTCTGGTGTTCCTGCCTTGCTCAGAGCCCGCTGAGGAACACCTAGCCAGGAGGCGCGGGCGCTTCAGCCTCCTGGCATCTATCTAAAGGAGGGGACCGTGAGCAAGACGGCACCCACCAAGGGCCCCATCGTGGTCCGCTTCTCGGAGAAGTTCCTGACGCTCAATGGCTCCTTCTCTGGCCAGCCCTTCGAGCCCATGCCCTGGATGGGCGGCCTCTTCGATGACATCTTCCTCCTGAACCCTGACACGGGCCGCCGTCTGAGGCGAACCTACCTCCTGGGCGTGCCGAGGAAGAACGCCAAGAGCACCATCGGGGCTGGGATCGCTGTCTACCAGCTCATCATGGACCGCTCAGACGATGAGCCCCAGATCATCTCCGCTGCCTCCACCAGGGACCAGGCCCGTCTCGTCTTCAACATGGCACGAGGCATGATCCTGGCCAACCCTGATCTGGCCTCCATCTGCAAGGTCTACCGCAACGAGATCGTCAACACCGAGACGGGCGGCATCTACAAGGTGGTCTCCGCCGAGGCTGGCGCTGTCCACGGCCTGAACCCTTCCACGGTCATCGTGGACGAGTACCACGCCCACAAGACGGACGACCTCTACGTGGCTCTCACGTCTGGCTCAGCGATGCGCCAGGAGCCGCTCTTCATCGTCATCTCTACGGCTGGCCACGACCTGGATAGCCCTCTGGGCAAGCTCTACCAATACGGCCGCCAGGTTGAATCTGGCGAAGTGGTCGACCCCACCTTCGGCTTCACCTGGTACGGGCCGACCGAGGACGAGACGGTAGACCCTACCGATGAGGAAGCCTGGAAGCGTTTCAACCCTTCATGGGACATCATGAACCTGGAGGACTTCCGCTCCGCTCAGAAGCATATGCCTGAGAGTGAGTTCGTCCGTTACCGCCTCAACGGCTGGACACCTACCCAGGACGCCTGGCTCCCTCACGGAGTCTGGGATGCATGCAAGGACGAGAGCCGCCACCTGGAGGACGACGACCGCATCATCGTTGGCTTCGATGGCGCCTTCGGTGGCGACTGCACCGCCCTCGTGGCTGTCCGTGTCGAGGATCTCCACGTTGAGCCTCTCCGCCTCTGGGAGAAGCCAGCAGGAGACAAGGGCTGGCGGACGCCAGTAGCCGAGGTGGAGCAAGCCATCCGAGACATCTGTGAGAAGTACACCGTCCAGGAAGTTGTGGCTGACCCATACTTCTTCCAGGTCTCTCTCCAGAAGCTGGAAGACGAAGGCCTGCCTATCGTGGAATTCCCCACCGTGGGCAACCGCATGGTGGCGCCCACCAAGACCTTCTTCGATGCTGTCCTGGATCAAGAGCTGACGCACGATGGCAGCCATGCCCTCGCTAGGCACGTAGCTAACACTCAGCTTCGCCAGGACTCTCGTGGCTCCCGTATCACCAAGGAGCATAAGGCCAGCTCCCGCCATATCGACCTAACGGTGGCCGCTGTCATCGCCCTCGGGCGTGCCAGGGCCTGGAGGGAGCAGGAAGCTCCCCGGGAAGCCACCATCCACTTGCTCTGACTGGAGGAGACTTCATGAGTATGCTCTCCAATGCTGCCTTAGCGGCCGCCCGTGTCTTCGGCTTCGAGGCCCGAGGCGTGGACTCCCCTATATCCTTCTCTGATGTCTACGGCAAGGGCCTGGACCTCTTCGGCTACGGGGGAGGGACCAAGACAGGTCTGGCCGTCACTACGGACACGGCTCTGGAGGTCTCCACGGTATTCGCTTGCGTCCGTGTCCTCTCTGACACGGTGAGCACGCTGCCTATGGACCAGATGAGGCGCAGCGATGGCGTCCCTCGCCCTCAGCGCCCTCGTGCTCCCTGGCTGGAGTTCCGCCAGGGCCCGTGGAACAAGGTGCAGTTCTTCGGCCAGGTGATGACCTCGCTCCTCACTGACGGCAACGCCTACGTGGTGACCGTCCGAGACAGCGATGGCTTCATCCAGTGGCTGGACATCCTGGACCCTAAGAAGGTCACGCCCAGGCGTGTCGCTGGCTCCACGGTCTATGACATCTCTCTGGAGAACGCTCAGGCCCGCACCGTGGGCCCCATGGACATCAAGCACGTCCAGGGCCTCATGCTTCCTGGCCGCCTGGAGGGCATCTCGCCCATCGAGTACGCCAAGGAGACCATCGGCCTGGCACGGGCAGCTACTGAGTTCGGTGGCGCCTTCTTCGGCAATGGTGCCATCCCTGGCTCCACCATCGAGGTCCCTGGCATCCTGTCGCCAACGGCCGCCAGTGTCATCAAGGACTCCTGGGAGCAAGCTCACCGAGGCGTGGGCAACTCTGGCCGCATCGCTGTGCTGACCGAGGGCGCCAAGTACGCTAAGGTCACCATGAGCCCAGACGAGGCTCAGTTTCTCCAGACCAGACAGTTCCAGGTTCCTGATATTGCCCGCTTCTTCGGAGTGCCGCTTCAGCTCCTCAACGCCGAGGGTCCGCAATTCGGGGACACGACGGCAGAGCAGAACGTGGCCTTTGTCCAGCACTCTCTCCGTCCCTGGATTGAGCGCCTGGAGGCGGCCTTCACGGACCTCATCGTCTCTGAGGATCCGCTGTCTCGCTCCTTCGTCCGCTTCAACGTCAACGGCCTCCTCCGAGGCAATATGACCGAGCGCTATAACGTCTGGAGCTTGGCCGTGACCCAGGGCATCCTGACCATCAACGAGGTCCGCAAGGAAGAGGGCCTTCCGCCTGTCGAGTGGGGCGATGAGCCTATCTCGGTCCAGGTCCAGGAAGAGCCAACGCCTGAGGCCCTGCCAGAGGCTCCTGCTGAGGAGCCAGCACCCACTCCCGAGGAGGAGCCAAATGACTGAGGTCCGCAACCTCACGGAACCGATTGAGTTCCACGCTGGAGAGGGTGGCCGCATCATGGCCATCGGCCACGCTGCCCGCTTCGACAAGCTGAGCCAGGACCTGGGCGGCTTCGTGGAGCGCATCAAGCCTGGCGCCTTCAAGAAGACTCTGAAGGAGGCCGATGTCCGTGCCCTCTTCAACCACGACCCTCACCTAGTTCTAGGTAGAAGCACCTCGGGCACCCTCCGCCTGGCGGAGGATTCCGAGGGCCTCGCCTACGAGATCGACCTGCCCGACACAACCACGGGCAGGGATGTGGCTACGCTCCTGGAGCGTGGCGACATCTCAGGCTCGTCGTTTGGCTTCCGTGCCATTGACGATGCCTGGGACGAGACGGATGACGGCTTTCCCAGGCGGACGCTTAAGGAGGTGGCCCTCCGTGACGTTGGGCCTGTCACCTTCCCCGCCTACGTGGACGCCTCCAGCGCTATCAGGAGCCTCGCTGAGGCCCGTGCGCTGGACTACGAGGTGCTGGCGGCAGCCGCTAGCGCTAACAAGCTCTCAGAGGCCCTCCGGGCGTCTGGTACTGAAGATGAGGACCAGGAGGACGGTGGCCGAGAAGCCCTCACCATCGTCCGCCGCTCTGCTCACATCTTCTGAGGTCGGGCAGCTCCCACCTCACCCTGAAGCAATGCCCCCAGGGCAATTCTGCCCGACCAACCCATCTGACCCGTAGGTCAGAGATAGGATTTATCATGAGCGGTACTCATATCGCCATCAAGCGTGCATTCGAGGCACGCCGCAAGAACCAGGACGCCCTCCAGGCGCTCTATGTCGAGGCCGAAGGCCGTGACCTCACCGCGGAAGAGCAGGGCAAAGAAGACGCCATTGTGGCTGAGCTTCGTGACCTCTCGGAACGTGAGATCGAGCTTGTCGACCTCTCCGAGAAGGAAGCACGGGCGGCGGAGTACTTTGCCGCTTCGGCATCCGCTGGAGTTGGCGAAGGCCAGCGTGAAGAGAACGAGAAGCGCCACCTGGGCGAGGTCCTCAAGGGCATCGCACTGGGCGAAGAGCGTCAGGCTCGTATTGAGCTTCGTGACGACGTTGCGCTTGTCGCTGGCACCGCCACCGATGGTGCGGAGCTTGTCGAGACTGAGCTTAGTCGCTCGCTTGTCGACTTTCTCCAGGAGGGCGTTGGCGCACTTCAAGCTAACGCTCGTGTCATCATGACCAGCTCGGGTAACCCCATCACGGTCCCGACAGTCGCCTCTCATTCCACCGTGGCGCTGGAAGGCGAAACGGACACCATTGCACGTTCGGCGCCTCAGTTCGGCACCGTGCAGCTTGACGCCTACAAGTACGCTGTACTTGTCCAGGCTTCTCGTGAGCTTCTGGAAGACTCTGCTTTCCCCTTCGTTCCCTTCGTCATCGAGCAGGCCACTGACGAGATCAGCCGCCTAATCTCGGCTCAGCTCACCACGGGCTCGGGCACCGGTCAGCCCCAGGGCATTGACCTGGCGACCACCAATACGGCCACTTCGGCTGCTGTTGGTGCGTGGACTGCTGACGAGCTGGTTGACGTTTACCACGGCATCGTCAGCCGTTACCGCTCCAACGCTGTTTGGATGCTTAACGATAGCACTGTCCAGGCTTTCCGTAAGCTTAAGGACGGAGATGGGCAATATCTCTGGCAGCCTGGCATGGCCGCTGGCGTCCCTGACATGCTCTTCGGCAAGCGGGTCGTGACTGACAACGATGTCATGGCTCTCGGCACTGGCAACGAGTCCGTCATCTTCGGCGACCTTCGTCGGGCATACACTGTCCGCATTGTCGGCGGCATGGACGTGGCACGGAGCGATGATTTCGCGTTTGACACAGATTTGGTGACCTGGCGCTTCGTCGCACGGGCTGACGGTGCTCTCGTTGACGAGAACGCTGTCGTCATCGGCTCCAACGCCTGATCCCTTCTACTCTTTAAGGAGATAATATGGGCTCACGTTCCGACTCTAACTATGACTCTACTCTGCCCCACACGGACAGGGATGGCGTCTTCCATCCACAGGGGATGACCAGCAAGGTCATCTCCACTGCTGTCAATCGTACGATGACAGCCGACGAATCCGGCAGCGTGGTCATTGTTACCGCCGCTGATAAGGTCATCACCCTGCCCGCAACTCAGGCAGGTCTACAGTACACCATCACCCTCGGAAACGGCGGACTTTCGTCTGGCACTGGGCTGTCTATCAGTCCCAACGCCTCAGACAAGATTAACGCCGCTGCTGACGATACTGATTACGTGAACACGGGAGCCACTGACGCAGTGGGCGACTCGGTGACCGTTGTCGGAGATGGCGCTGGCGGTTGGTACATCACCGACCAGACCGGCACCTGGACCTGATTCAGGTCTAGGCGCTAGAGGAGGAGACCCCAGTGTTGGCTGCCACATCGGCTGGCACTGGGGTCTAAACCTCTCCGCTTCTTGTAATACCCCCTCTCTCTTACCTGCTAGGAGTCCCCATGGCATACACCACCCTGGCAATCGTCCGAGCGATGGACGGCATGGCCGACGATACGGGCTTCCTGGACGCCACCATCGAGACCGCCATCCTGGAAGCCACCCTCCTCATTGACGAGTACACCGGGACCTCCTTCGAGGCCAAGGCCTTCTCCTTCACCATCGACGGGAGCGGCACCGCACGCCTCACCCTGGTGGATCCTTTCGACCAGAGGCGCGTCCTCTTCCCTCGGTCAATAACCGCCATAACGGTGGACGGCACCAACGAGGTCGCCGAGGTCGGAGACTGGGCCCTCTTCCCAGAGGGCTACGTCATCCGAGACGAGGGCTCCTTCACCTACACCTTCCCAGGCCGCAACGTGGTCATCGCTGGCACCGCTGGCATCACGACCACCGTGCCCGAGGACATCGCCCTGGCCGCCAGGACTCTGGCCCGCCAGTACACCCTGGACACTCTCTCCCGTGTAGATGACCGAGCGGTCATGATGACGACCGAGCTGGGCACCATCCGCCTCAGCCAGCCTGGCAACCGCTACCCCACGGGGATGCCCCAGGTGGACGCCATCCTCAACCGCAACAACCACCGAGGCCCGTCCGTAGCCTGAGGAGGCAGCCATGGCAGGAACCACTGCCGCCGCTTTGAAGAGCGCTCTGAAGACGGCCATGGCCGCTGAGGCCAGCCTAGCGGGCGTCCCCATCACCTACGGGGAGCCTGGCGACCAGGCCCGCTCGGAGCACATCTGGATAGGCGCTGCCACTGACGGGGACCAGGAGCTGGCCTCCTTCCGCTCTGGCCGCAAGCGCCGAGATGAGACCTACAACCTGGACATTGTTGTGGATGTTACATCCATCGGCAAGGTGGAGGCCAACGAGGCCCGAGCCGTGCTCCTGGGGACCGTTATCGAGGAGATGCTGGCAGATGACCCCAAGGTGGGCTCCGTCACCAACCTCCTATGGTGCATCGTGGACAGCTTCGAGCTGGATAGCCACGAGACCGCTGAAGGCCCACGATCCACCTACACGCTGACGCTCTCGGCGAGAGGACGCCTCCTATGAAACTGACCTACGACGGCAAGCACGCCGTCATCTCCGTAAGGCTGCCCTCTGGCCGCTTCATCACAACCGCACGAGGCGAGACTATCGAGGTCTCCGCCGCCGAGGGCACGGCCCTCACGGCTCTACCTGGTTGGGCACCTCCCGCCCAGGCTTCTACCGTCCACCCTGAGGAGGACTAACTATGGCTAGTATTCTGGATGTCGCTATCCTCTTCGGACTGGAGAGCACCTACGGCACCGCCGTCACGCTCACCGATGCGTTCGAGGGCAAGGCTGACACCTACAAGAGAGTCCAGGAGTACATCGACTCTGTAGGCTTCCGAGGAGGTATGGAGACCCTGAGAGACGACCGCCGTGTCGACATCAACATGGGCGGGGAGGGCACGCTTGAAATTGACGTGCTCTCCACTGGCTTCGGCTTCTTGCTCCAGGGCTTCCTGGGCTCTATCTCTGGCCCAACCTTGTCCAGCACCACGCTGGCCTATCTGACAACCGCCACCTCTACGGCCGCTGACCCCAATAAGGTCTTTACCGTTCAGGTCCAGCGTGTTGACGTGGGCGGGACCCAGCGGGACTTCACCTACCAGGGTGGCGTCATCACTGGTTGGACCCTCTCCCAGGAAGTGGGCGGCCTCTTCACGGCCTCCATGGACTTCGACTTCGAGGACGTGGACACGTCCACGGGCGCTGGCACTCCTGCCTATGCGGCCGCCAACGTGCCATTCGACTGGACCATGGCCAAGGCCACGTTGGATAGCGTGGACACGGACATCATCTCCATGGAGCTGACGGCTGACCTGGCGCTCAAGACTGACCGCCGTTTCCTCCGTCAGAGCGCTCTGAAGAAGCAACCCGTCCGCTCTGGTATGCCCTCCTTCGAGGGGAGCATCACTCTGGAGCTGAATGACCTCACGGAGTACGCTGACTTCGTGGCGGGGACCGTCATCCCTATCGTCTTTACCTGGCGGGGCGCTCTCATCGAGGAGACCAACTACGAAGAGGTGATCATCACGTGCGCCGCCTGTCAGTACACTGGCGGAGAGCCCGTGATGAGCCTGGATGATACTCCCCAGATCACCTTGCCCTTCAAGGTCCTGGATGACGGCTCCTCTGCCGCCATGGTCATCACCTACGAGAGCACGGACAGCGCTCTCTGATCCTCCTGGAGGGGGCGTCTTATGGCTAAGCCTGCCATTGAAGTGGAAGGCACTAGAGAGCTGAGGCGCCTCCTCCGTCAGATCGAGAGCAAGGACATCAAGGACGCCCTCAAGGCGGCCAACAAGGGAGCGGCTGTCATCATCGCCGATGACGCCAAGACCAAGGTGCCCGTCCGCTCGGGACGCCTGAAGAAGTCCATCGCTGGCCGAGGCTCCCAGTCCTCTGGCTCCATCAAGGCGGGCTCCGCTGCCCGTGTCCCATACGCTGGGGCCATCCACTTCGGCTGGGGCCGCCGCAACATCCGCCCC